ATGTTTGCAATCTCACCCAAGAATGCTTTGTCTTCTTTCGCAGCTTTTTCTTGGTTTTCCAGGATAACAGCAGTTACCGCTTTCTTGTAAGGGTTATCTATTTTTGGTAGATCCGCATGTTCAAGAACCGGTGACCATTTTTCCTGTAAGTTTTGTGAATTAAACATTTGTTTATTCTCTCCTTTTTCTTACTATTAATTTCCGTAGATATCTCTACTTTTGCCCCTACTGATTGCAGCCGTATATCTTGACATTGAGTCACTCATGTCTGATACTATGTTACCATCATTGGAATCTTTTACTGTGTCAACATTTTCAGTTGACGCTGGTGCTTCTTTTGCTACACCAAAATAACTTTCTTTAATTGTAGAAAGTTTTTTAGAGTATGCGTCTGCACCTTCGAATGCTACATCTTCTACTAGAGATTTCATTTTTTCTTTTTCAGTATCAGCCATTCCTTCTACTGCACTTTCAAAAATTTCGTCTTTAGTGTAACCTTCGATTAACTTTTTGTCAGCAACTGCCTTCTCAGTCATTTCATTAACTTTAGATTTCATCTCTTCCAGTTCTTTTTCTTTCGCTTCTAGAACGTCATACTTTTCATCTGGAACGTCAATGTAATGATCTTCGAATAGAGTTTTAAGACCTGCAATGAAATCCTCTGCGATTTCGCCCTTGATACCTTTTTCGATAGCAAGTTCGTTATCAGTCATCCATTGTTCAACAACGTAGTTTAAGTAGTTATCAACTTTTACAGTTAATTCTTCTTTCACAGTTTCTTTTGCTTCTGCTAACTCATTCTCGTATTCACCTTCTAATCTTACGATTTCAGATTTTACTTTTGATTTAACTGCTGCTTCAAAGATTGTTGCTGCTTTAGTTTTGAACTCTTCCGATAATGAGTCATCGCCAGATACAAGAGCGTTAACATCATCAGAAACGTCAATAGATTTAACTCTATTTTCTACTGCTTCTTTGTTAACTTTCTTTTCTTCTGCCGGATCTTCATCTTCTTTTTCATCAGAATGACCATTCATTGCTGCCATCATTTTACCATATGAAGCAGCGATATCTGCTTTCTTCATTTTGTTCATGCTGTCATACATTGCTTGGATCATACCTGATTTAGTTTTAGGCATTTCTGCTTCTTTAACTATTTCTTGATCTGACTCGTCTTCCGCTTCTTCTTTCACTTTTGCCATTGGCTCTGGTGCAGCGGCACCTTTCGTAGGCGCTGAAGAATCTTTTTTCACCTTTTTAGAGGCAACGTCAGTTGGTGAAGATTTTGCGTCAGGACTAACTACTGCTGCCCCACCGTCTTCCATTTCACCATCAACTTTACCCATAGGTTCTGCTTTACCTGCACCTTTAGTAGGTGCATTAGCGACTTCTTCAACTCCCTGAGGAGTTTCAACGATATCATTCTCGTTTTTGATTTCGTCTGTCATTTGTTATATCTCTCCTAATTTCTATAGAAATTTGCGTAAAACTATTTATCTTTTTGTGAGTTTTTGCATAAAGTTTTCAAAAGCATTTGCTTCTGTTCTTGCTTTACGCTGTCTAGTTTCACGTTCAATTTGTTCTTGGATTTCAGATACTTCCTTCTCTTTTAGTAAACCATTGTCCCATATCCATTCTTTACCTTCCATTACGCCATTGACGAATGCTTGTGGTGCTGACGGATCTGCAACAATGTCAGCAGCAGTCGCTAAGTAAAAGTCTGATTTTACATAGTTTGTGCCACCTTTATTCTCCAGAGTACCCATGCCTCTAGAAGAAACTCCTAGTTGTGCGCCTTCATCTATTAGTGATTTAACGATTTTACCGTATGGTGTATCAGTAATTTTTGCTTCACCTATGTAGTTACCTTTATTATCAGGTTCTAATCTAGTGATCAAGTGTGATACTCTCTCTAAGTTTACAGTTGGTCCATCAGGATGCCCTAATTCACCAAATGCTCTCTTACGGTCTATAAATTCTTTTCTGTAACGATTAACTTCTTTTTCAAGAACTTCTTGGGGATAGACACGACCATTTCTATTTTTGATGTTCGCTTGCATGAAGATACCTCTTATAAGGTGTTTCTTCGCACCATCGCCCTTGTCCTCAACAATGTATTCGCAATCGTTGATTTCTTCTCTTATTAGTTTCATTTCTTCCCCTATTCGTTAATATTATTTATCTATCTGACCTCTAAAATAACAGTATAACTGTCATTTGATACGAAGTTGTGCGTAGAAAATAATATATCTCCTGTTGGCGAACTAGCATTATTTGCTATTTGTATCGCCGGTGTTTGTAAATCAATCGTTCCTTGACCTGATAAAAACAATGCTGACGCATTAGTTGTGCCGTCAAAAACGACTTCAACGGACCCCTTAGGATCCGTTGTGTTGATACTATAAATTACTCTTGCAATTTTAGTAGATGATGACGCATGATTTAATGCGCTTGCGTCTACCTTCGTTACAAGACTTTCTCCTGTGCCGTCTGAGAAGTTTGTAAACTTCATAACGGTTTTAGAACCAGATACGTCTGTTATAGTTTGTGATGTAACTGTATCAGCCATTATCTTGTTTGTCCTGAGAAGTCATAACCTTTTGCTTTTGTTACTTCAATTATTATTGTGCCTGTAACAGCACTCGCATTAGTGATTAAGATATCACCTGTTACGCCAGAACTCTCTGGATTTGTGATCAATGGTTGTTTACCATGAAACCCATACTCACCACTACCATGTATCGATATAGCATGGTCGTTTGATGAAGCGTCAAATAATAATGCTATGTCACTTGTTGCCGCTGTTGTGTTCCATTTAATACTTCTTATGTGTAGTGTTGGGTTAGATGAGTGCCCTCTTAATGCACTTGCGTCAACACATACTACGTTTGAGTTAGTAGCATTGTTAATCTCAAACATTCTTACTGTTCTTGATTCACTATCTACTAAATTTCTTGCGTTTACTATTGCCATTTTTACTCTCCTTTATATGGTTAGACCTGTTTCTTTTGCGAAATAGGTTTCAATGTCTTTTGGTTGTATTTTATGTTTCTTTGCAACGTCTCGCATTATCTTAGGAAACATAGTTAATACTTTTTGAGGTGCTTTTGACATCATGCCAAAAACATCATCAACTGCCTTTTTAACTCTAGGCGATAACTTCTTATAAGTCAAAGAACGTTTGTGTTCGTCTTTTTCTTTAATCGTCAATCTCAGTTGATTGAGTGTTATCATCAGTTTCTACCTCTGTTTGTTTTGTTATAAAAGTACCTGCTAAGTCTTTTCGCTTTGCGTCTAACTCAGTACCTACTTTATCTGATAGAGCGGCTTTGAACTCTTTCTCTGCCCCTACTGTATCGCCTTTATCTAAAGCGTTAATTATATTTTTTGTATTCTCAATACTCATTAAAATCCTCCGTCATCATCTTTCTTTGCGTTTGGATCTGGCAACTCGCCAGATGCTATTTCACTTTTAATTTTATCTTTCTCGTCTTCTAACTCTGCGTCAGTCATTTTAAGTATTCTTTTCATTACATAGTCTTTAGAATAAACATCTCCCATCATTCCGTTTTCTTTTACGTTACGATAGATTTCCATTCTTTCTTTGAACATTTCACTTTCTTTTATCTCTGCGAAATATCCGTCATTTACATAATGATACTTAATTGATTGACTTAGTGAATTGTCCCAATCCTCGATAGTTACAATACCTTTGAGAATAAGTTGTGTTTTGAGTAAGTCATGAAATAATGTATTAAATCTATTTCTTAATCTTGAAACAAATTTAGTGAACTTTAATTCGTCACGATTTATCTCAGTTGACCTACCTAACTGTAATCCACCTGCTGCTTCACTATCTAATCTAGAATAAGGTACATTCAATGATTGAAATAATTTCTTTTGAAAGTATTTGATATCATCTATCTCACCTAGATTTGATCCACCAGGTAGTGTAGTTATTTCAGTACCCCGACCACCTTCACGTCTAGGTAACCAAAAATCTTCTAACATACTCATATATTTTCTGTCGTCTCTAATTTCACCAGTAGAGGCGTCATATACAAGTTTGTTTCTATATCTGTTCATTACATCTTTTAGATATTGTTCTGCTTTTACTTTAGGCAGATTACCTACATCAATGTAAAAAATTCTTCTTTCAGGTGCTCTTGATATACGATAGATAACAACACTATCCTCAATCATTCGCAACTGATTAACTGGTTTGATTGCCTTATGTAAATAAGACATTATCATATTTCTTTGTTGATCTACAAGACCACTAGGACAAAATGCGATAGCGTCTTTTGCTATCTTTAAACCTTGTGTTGCACTTGCACCCGGTTGTACACCTTTTTCGTTGTAGATAAAAAATTCTTCAAATTCTATTGCACCAGGTTTTTGTACACCGCCTTGCACTTCTTTTGGGGCAAACTCTGAACCAGGTTTTGATTTAGGTGCTCTTACTTTTTTAACTTTTCTAGGATCAATATATCTTAATTCTGTGATACCTTTTTTAGTATCTTTAGGATCAATAAGTTTGTGATATACGATACGACCATCTACATACCATCTACGAAATATGTCATGACCTTTTTGTTCGAACTCTAATAAATTTATTATGCTCTTAAACTCGTCTGCTATTCTTTTTTTAATTTGTGATGAAAAAGGTACATTATCTAATGATAGTTTTACTACCTCTTGTGTGTCATCAACGACAATTGACTCATTAATAATATCTTCAATCGCCATATCACACTCTGGGTGCATTGCGATTTCTCTATATCTTCTAATTAAATCAGCTTCGTTATTTACTTTTCCTTCAATATCAAGGTAGGTACCAAAGTGACCACCACCCATAATAGTTTGCGTGCCATCATCTGACGTTGGCGCTGTAAACGACTGTGAGTTAGGTTTTTGTTCCTTACGTTTGATCTCGAAACCAAATATTTCTGCCACTACTTTTTACTCCTTTATACTATATAGGGGGTCTCGAAAGACCCCCTTTTTCAACTTTATGTTGTAGTGTTACTTTCCCAATATTGATATCTCCATGTACATGCGAACTGTTCTAACTCAGTCGCCGGAGCGTAAGTTAGTTCAATTGCGTCTAATGATTTAGGGAACATACCTCTAAAGGTGTAAGACTTGATTGTGTTTCCGTTTCTATCTAAGTGATCTACAAAAGCGTCAACTTGATAATCTACTGGATTTACTAAACCTTCATTGTCTGAATGATTGTTAATTCCATTTGACCATCTTTCAATTGCATTTCTGATACTAAAGTCAGTATCGTTAATGATTGTAGTTGTCCACTCTGCAAACTCTCTATCACCTGCCATATAGATATTTCTACCTCTGAAAGGAATAGTGATTTCACCTATTGTTGACGCCGGAAGTTGAGTAGCAGAACATAAGAAAGCCATGCTTTCTGTTTCACCACCTACAGCAGCAAAACCTGGAAAAGGTAAAGTTACCTTAAACTGGTTTGCTCTTGCACCTCCGCCTTTGAGTTTCGATACGAAATCTGATATATTAGCCATTTTCTATCTCCTCTCTCTATGCGCCTGCAACTTCACTAAACGCTACGCCTG